CAACTGTTGTTGAATAGAAATAATTTCGTCTGCCGAAAATGAAAGTATTGATTGCCAATCACCTGTAGAATAAGTATAGGGATTTGTTGGGTCTGCTGCTTTGTATGTGGGGTTTTTGTCTAACCCTTGATAGTTAGGGTCAATACCCCCTGCATAACCTGTGCCTGCGCTTGGGGTGAAAACGTCAGATGCACTTGCCCCAGAACCAGGAACAGTATTCCCCGTAGTTGGGGGCTGAGTCGTAGTTGTAGTAGGTGTATTTCTTGGAGCCATAGTTGTGCTTGTCGGATTAGGTGATGTGGTAGTCACGGGAATTGTAGTTGATGTTGTTGGAGAAACACGAGGACCAAATTCTGATTTAGATGGTACGCCTGACCTTTGACCACCAACAGGTTCGGGAACAGTTGTAGTGGTCGGAGCCAACGTAGTCGTTGGTGCCATAGACGTTGTTGGTGCCATAGTTGTTGTACTACTAGAAGTAGTAGTTGTCTCATCAATACCAGGTATACGACCAACCCCACCAATAGTAGAACGGGTTGTAGGAACAGAAGTAGTTGTTGTAGTCAAAGCCTTAGCCACAGTTGTAGGAGTGACAGTGGTTACTTTGCCCCAATCAATAGATGTTCCAGAATCAACCCGACCAGCAATAGTCAAAACCCTGTTACGAGCAATACCTTCGTCTGATGTACCAGTAGAAAGTTTGAACTTTGCAATAGCAGCATCTAAAACTTTCTTGATACGAACAGGATGACGAGGAACATTAGAAGCAATTTCCTTATTTATAAACATCAAAATATCTGGAGACAATGGAGTTTTGATTGCATCAATACCATACGTATTTTTCAATTCAAGAAACATACGCTTAGAAATAGGAACACCTAACGGCTGAAAATGGTGTGTTTCACCCGTACCAGTTATTTGTTCCAATTGATATTTCTTAGCAACTTTACCTGCCAAAGAAACATTGCCAGTAAAGTCAACAGCGTAACCACCCGTATGCCAACTAGCCCCAGGCACAGCAACGGTCTTGTTAGTTACTCGTTTGTACCATTCATTATCTTCAGGGTTCCATTTGATTTTACCTGATTTAATGTCTTCATACTTTGCAGGGTCGTTTTCATAATCTGGGGCATTAGGAATTTTTTTGTAGTTTGCATAAAATAGGTTACGGACCTGTTCTTCGTCACGACCACCCCCACCTTTGAGAATACCTACGGATGGGTTATCACGAATCAAAGACAAAATGCGTTGAGCAAATAAAGGTTCAAGAGAGGTGAACTCTTGAGTCTTAATCATTTCTGCAATGCTTATTTTTTCACCTTTGAAACCATAAGGAACTTTTGTGGTGTAATCAGAATCTTGAATTATTACAGTCATTTATTGCTCCAACTCTGGTGGTAAAAATTCACTAGACAAAATACGTTCCCATAAACCCTTAAACTCAGGATACTGCGCTACAAGACCTTCACCTTTGTTAGTCAACTTTTGACGCATACCAGCAGAAGCAACAGCATTACGCCAGGCATCATTAGCCATAGCAGGATTCAACACTTTAGCCTGAGCAACAAAATCAGTACGGAAATCCCAATACTCTTTCAACGCTTGACCAGCAGGTAAAGACACAACTTTCGGGTCTTTAACCATACGTTCAATCTGACGCTTCTGATTGACCCATTCAACCTCGTTCAAACCAGCAGTAGCAGAAGGGTTCCACATAGGATAGAACCCTTTAAGTTCATCTGCTTTTTGTTTCATAACACTTTGAAACCCAGGATTGTTTTTTGCTTGCTCAGGAGTCAAACCTAAAGCAACGCCCTGGGCGACAAGATTATCTTTATATGTGTTGTAAACACTCCAAGCAAGATTGTTCAAAGCAATATCTTGTTTTACAGCAGCAGGGCGTGGGCTGCGTTGCCCAAGATTGCGTTGTTGTGTGTAAACACCAGGGGAAAAAACGCCATCTTGAGGACCTAAAAATGCGCCAACCAAAGGATATTTATTTACAAGTCCACCATTAGATTTAGCCCATTCACCAAACTCTTTGGTTGGTTGAAGACCAGGGTAACTTTCAGATGAACCAGCAAGATACACCCAAGCACTAGGTCCGTACTTATTCAAAAACTCTGCAACACCAGCACCGTATGATTTATCTGGGGTGTTCGTCATATTGCGAAGGTCGTTCAACACTTGACCTTGCGTAACATACTCAGGTCCAAGTTTTTCGTAATACTTAGTAATAGAAGCACCAGGACTAAAAATCTTAAACACTGATTTCCAAATCAAAAGCAAGTTAGTTTTTGTTTGTGCTTCTTCAAGAAGACTGGTACGTTCTTCATCAGTAATAGGAACATTTCCTTTTTGTGAAGCCAAGTTTGTCAACACAGCATTTAATGCTGTAGAGCGAATGACATCGTTTTGTTCACTACTAAACAATTGTTGGATATTGTCAATGCCTGGAAGTTTATTTACTCCTGGAATTCCTTTTGCAAGTTGCGTACTTGCAACACCAAATCCTTGTGCCCAAGCAGGAAGAAAATAATCAGCCAAATCTGATTTCATTTTAGGGTCGCCAAACGGAAACAAAGCATTTCTTACAGCAGAAAAAGATTCAGTTGTTGGCAGAATTGAATCCCAAATAATTCCACCAATTCCAAACGCACCAGGAACAGCCTGACCAAGCAAAGTTAGGTTCTTTGTAGGTATAGATTCGTTACCTTCTAGTCCTATCAATTTCATAAATTGACGACTGAACGGAACTGTCACAGCCTGTTTCCCTGTGTCTGGGTCGGTAAACAAAATGTTTTGTCCAGGCATACCACCAGCAAACTCAGGCACAGGAGTATTCTCAAGTGCTTGCTGTGCCAAACCAGCCTTATATAAAACAGTAGGTTGTTGAGCAAGTTGACGGGTCCACACAGCCCACTGTTCTTTCCAAGCGTCAAAGAAACCAAACTGCAAAGAATGACGATAACCAAAATAAGATTTTTTTCTAGAGTCATACAACAATTCAGTCATTTTTTGTTGACCAGCCATTTCACCAAGAAGTTCAACTTGGTTTCTGGTTGCTGTACCAGCAGCATCAGGCAAAGCGTCAACTAATCTTTCTTTCAACCATTTAGGTGCATCAGATTTATCTATTGCATCAACCATTTTTTTGGCTTCAGCAGGGTCCATAATTGGCATCATTTCAATAATGGTTTGCCACTTGTGATACTGCGTGTAAGGGTTACGAGCAAACTTTGCAGAAGCATCACGGTAAATATCAAACCCCTTAGTCATCAATTTACTTCTTTCTTCAGCAACTTTTGTTGCTTCTGTTGCGTGGAAAGGAGCAAACTCTGGTCTATCAGGATTGGTATGCAAATTGTCTGCAACGTGCTGTCTTAGTTCAGGACTTGGTTTATAAACATCCCAAGTATTATCCAAAGAAATAGGAACACCATTTATAGTGCCAGTAGAAACGGCTTCTATAGCATCAAAGTCTTTGACTGTTCGTGTTTCAATATCTAGTATTCTGCTTTGAACCCATTTTTCAACATTGTCAATGTCTGTCCAATCCCAAGACGCATTGCGTTTGCCAGTTGATTTGATAAATTTTTCAAGCAATGGCTGCAAATCGCCATTCAAAAAACGGTCTGCCAATTTTGCTATCTCCGTAGGACCACCCAACATTGCTTCAGCAATAGGTGGATACTCTGGGCTTGCGTTCATTTTTACAATGTCTTGACCTGTCGCATCAATCCATTTGGCTGGTTCATCAGTGGCAGATGCGTGTTGGGTAAGGTTTGAACGCTCATAATGCAAAACACGAGGGTCTGTGCGTTCGTCAGCCATAAGCCCTTCAACATTTTCTGCGACGGTACGATTAGACCCAGGAAGTACAGTATTGATGCGCTGGTTGAACACGTCAATTTGAGATTGTATTTCGGCTTTTGTACCGTACTCGTCTACAATCTTGTCAATGTAGCCCTGGTATTTACCTGCTGTTTTAATGTCTCCTGCTGCCAAAGCAGCAGATACTTTTGCTTGCAAAAAATCAAGTTCGTCAATCAACGGAACCATTTTGGTTATTTCTTTTGCAGTACGTATAGCAACACCGTGAGTTGTGTAATTGACGTGACCAAATGTTCCAAGCATATGCAAAGATTCTGGAGACAAATTGCCTGTAACAGCAACACGCAAAAGTTCATCTGGAACAATTCTTGTAGCCATACGAATAGGTAAAGGTGCACCCAAAGCAAGTGGTTTCAAAACCCTGCCTTGAATTTTATCAAGTTGTTTAATCAACTTAGGACTTAACAATGTTTCAACAACAGCATTACCACGAATGGGCTTAAACGCTTCCCACAAATTAGTTGTCTCACGAATAACTTGCTTCAACATATCAGGATGAAGCATAAGGAACCCTTGATTCAAGCCGTCAATAGTTCTAAAGATTTCTGTTGAACCATCCTCTAACCACGGTGCAGGATAAGACCTTCCAATTGCATCCATAGACCATTTATGAATACCATCAGACCAGCCCGACCATTTGGTAACAGCATCTATCCATTCTTCTGGGGCACCTACTTTACGCAAGGAAGGACCAACCATAGTTCTCATCCATTGGTTTGCCAAATCAAAACGTGCGCCAGCACCTTCTTTAGTTACTGCACGAATAGCCTCAGCAAGCATCAAATGACGGTCAGCAGTAGGTACCTTCATAACAATCATCAGATTGTTCATATCTTTGATAGAAGCCATAGGGTCATCAAAAGCAAAGAATGTAGAACCAGGCATAGTTGCAAACTGTCGTGTCTTGCCTGAAACCTTATTGGCTATCATTGCGCCTGTTTGATTAATCCATTGGCTTTGCATACCAGGAACATTAAAAGTGAAATACATTGGGTCGGCACTCAAAACACCGTCAACCATAACTTTATGGACAGCGTTCAAATCTGGTGTAGCACCAGTTAGACGTGCAGCATCAACAATGTCTTGTATGGCTTGGGCAGCACCAATAGGAATGTTGCCAAGAAACGCATCGTAAAGTTGACCGACATTATCAAATGAAGCAAGTTTAGAAAGAGCAGCCCGACCTGCTCTTGTGTGAGGCATAGCCTGAATAGCCATAGCGTTTATTCGTATACCCCCACTAGGGGTGATTACTATTCCCAGTGCTTCCACAATAGCATCAATCACAGTATTCTTCATACTGGCTAGAATTGGAGGGTAAGAGTCCATTGCTTCCAGCACGTTTCTATTGATAATAGAATCTGCTTCTTGTTGAGCGTATGCTTGAACTTCTGGAGGAAGCACAGTTCCTTTAGGTAAATAACCACCAAAATCAGACAAGTTTTCTACAGGTACGTTTTCTGCACCCCTTATCCAAGAACTTGTAGAAACATCATAAATTGGTTCGTCAACATATGGAATTATTGTTGACAGTCCAACAGATTCACGTTTGGTTTTCCAAGCATCCCGTACAATATCTGCTACTGCATTAGTAAAGATGAGTTTAGTGGTCTGAATGTCAGTACCAAATTCTCTTGACAATGTTCTATACATTTCATCAATTGGCTCTGTAATGGCAGTAACTTTTTCTGATTGAGCAACACCACCATAACCTTCAATTGCCAAACGCTCGGCAGCAAGTTTGGCACCTACAGTTTCAGCAGCAGCACCTTCCAAAAGTTGTGTTGTTCCAGTACGCCCAAGATTCAACCCTTTCATAATTCCCCGAACAGGGTCAAAATACATTGACGGGTCAGTACCTAAATCAAAAGTTAAGTCAACTAAGCCAGACAAAAATTGTGCAGCATACCCATTACGGTCAATCAATCCAGCCTGAATAAAAGGTTCTTGAACTGAACGACCAGCAGACCAAGTTTTTCCTGCAATTTTTGGTAAACCAGCATCGTGTTGCCTACGTGCTTCTTCCATTGTTGGACCTTCAGGGAAAAATCCTGCGCCTAAATCAAGATTTTTATTTGGGTCTAAACCACGTTTGATGATTTGGGTAATGATGTTTCCTTGAATAACTGTTTTGTAATAGTTATCTAAATCTCCACCTTCGGGGTCACGTGCGCCCCATAAATAGTTAGCCCATTGAAGTGGACCTACACCAGGGGTTTGTTGTGTTGACAAAGCAAATTCAATGTTTGAACCAGTAAATTGCGCTGCACCAGTAAGTGCTGTCGTAGCAGTTTTACTTGCAGCCCTAAGACCTGTACCTATTTGTGTTAGGTCTAGTCGCAATGGAATGTTTACTCCACCAGCCTCTACTCCACCAGCAGGACCAACGTGGTCTGGTGTCATCATCCCAATAGTTTTAAACGGCAAAGAAGCAACCCATCCTAAAGGGGAAAGTTCGTCTTTGAACGCCATAAGGTCACGCATAAAACCAGTTGGTTCTGAAGCGTTTATCATTGCAGCGTTTTGTGTTTCCATTGCATTTGTAAGTTTTGCAAACGTAGGGAATTTTTTATCAATCAAACTTTTATGACCAGCAGGGAATTTAGGGTCAGCAATGACTGGTCCTTCTTCATTGTCTACGTTTCCACCTCTGACTAATTCACCTTTTTTATTTACTAAAACCATTGTTGGTCTGAACTTTTCAGTCAATGCAGCATACTGTTCAGGTTTTTGCATATAAAACTTAATAAGTTGAGGCTCAGTAAGATTCAATAAATCATCAGGTGTTTTGATTTCTGGAATAGACAGATTTCTCCAGTTGACACCTTGCTCGTTTGTAGGGTCTACAACTTCCCACCATTTAGGTTTATGCCCAGGCATAACCATAAAATCTTCTGGTTTCATTTTGAGAATATCAAGCAATGTTTTGCCTTCGGTGCCGTCACGATGAACTCGGTAACTACCGTGGCTTCCACCAGCAGGAGAAGGAACAACAGTTTGCTTAGACACCAACGGACTTACAGTTACGTTAGATGGAGGTCTATCTTCCTGCACCATCTCACGCATATATTGTTGTCGTGCTGCTTTATGGATTTCAGCCATATCAACAGGGGTAGGTGACAAACCAACTATTGCTGTGATTTCAGGGTTTGTGTATTCAGAACCAGCAACAGCCTGTGCAAGACGTTCAGCATTTTCAGCACTCAAAGTAATACCGTTCATCTCACGGTTTTTCTTTACCTCTTGCGTGTAAATATACTCTTGTTCAATTTGGTCTTGACTTTTTCTCATTAAAGTGGTTGATTTTCTAACTCAAGAATCAACTGAAACAAAGCAGAATTGGGATGACGAGAATACAAACTACGCACTTGGTCAATTATATACTGACGTGAACCACCAAGAACTTCTTGTGGCATTGGTTGTGTTGGTTGTCTTGAAGGACCAAACACATCAGCATTAGGACCAGGACCAAAATTCATACCAGCAGTAGTTGGTTCATTAGGGCGTTGAGTCGGTCCAGCCAAATCTGCTACTTGACCAGGCACAGGAACAATGTCTGTTGGGGCAGCACCAGAAGGAACAGCCTGTTGTGACTGCGCTTGTTGCGTAGCCTGCCCGTATGTTTGCCCAGTAAATTTTGCTTGTTGCATAGGATTTCTAAGGTCTGAACGATTTGGGTAGTCAGTAGCCACTATGCCCCTCCAAGACTGTTAGCCAAACTTAAAACTCCACCAGGGGATTGAGGTAACGCTGATGCTGCTGCGCCTCCACCACCAAGTTGTCCAAGAAGCGACTCTAAAGAAGGAGGACCAGAAGGACCAGCAACAGGTTGTTCCATACCCATACCAGGTGCAGACAAACCAGGCATAGTTTCAGGTGCGCCCTGTGGAGCCATAGCAGCCTGCCGTTCCTGCGCTCGTTTCTGTGCAGCCATAATTGCTTCAGGCAAACTCATCTTGTTTGATTGTACTTGTTCAGCAACATAAGCCAAATCATCTGGTTGATACGGACCATTAGGGTCTGCTGCTTGTGCTTGAATAGAAGACAACAACGCTGCTTCAATACCTTCAGCAACGATACGGTCACGTTCCAACTCTGGGTCAGAGATAAGTGGGTCAGCCTCACGAGCAGATTCTTTAGACATAAGCCCTGTACCAAGACGTTGACCCAAACCAACAATCAAGTTGTTTACATCTGAACCAGCAGCCGAGTATGAGACATAATGGAAATCTGTTTCCCACATTTTATTTGGCGTGTAATCCTTGACACCCCCACCCATACCAGGAATAAAGAACGACTTAGAACTGTTACCCCAATATGTTTTTTCAATGGCAATAGCAATTTTGTCTTCTTGAACCATTGATGAAGCAAAAATGTCTTGGGCTTCTTGAACACGGAAGTCAACTGTTGCTGCCAATACCGAATCGCCACGGCGACCAGTACGGATGTTTGTGCCTGATTCGCCACCGAACTCGGCAGGGATAGCACCTTCAAGACGTTCTTGGCGTTCCAAACGGTCAAGAGCCACATCAGTCTTATAACCAGGGTTTGTTTGCAACTGCTGAATGTCGCCACCTTTGACAACACCAAGTTGCCCTGTTTTACCGTCAGCAATTTGAATGATTTCAGGGTTGTCACCCTGTCGTGCTACAAGGTATTCATCAGGGAAAATGCCACGCTCAATAGCAATCTCTGTCAAAGCCTGCAACCTGGCACGTGTGTAGTACATACCAAGCAAACCATCAAACTGTCCGTGTGGCTTATCAAGAGTGATGCGTTGAGGGACAACAACTAACGGCATACCTGTTTTGTTGATGACACGTTCTAGTTCTACTGCTGGCGCACCCATAGAATAGGCACCAGTCATAGGGTCAATAGTTTTTTCTGCACCCAAAACAACCGTCACAACTTCGTTATCACAGACGTATTCAAGGATTTTGAACATTGTGTCCCACGATGGGTTGCCTACACGAAGAATACCGTTGATTGCGTCACCATAATTTTGTGTTAACCAACGATATGTACGACCATATGTGAAGATGCAGTTATCTGGTACAGGATTGTCAATATCTACAGATGGTGCAGGGAAGGTATCAAGTGGGTTGCGTAACTGCCATTCAGGGATGCGCTTATCAAAGTTAGGTTTGATGAAAACTGGGGAGTTACTGTATGCAAGAAGATGTCTAGCCCTACGGCGCATCTTCATATTCATACGGTTGTCATCCCAGATAGCAAGCATTGCTCGTTTACGGTCACGAGCCAATCTCATACTTCTATCTTGTCCTTCACGCAAAGCAGGGAAATACGGGGATGGCATAGTGGAAGAAACACGCATACTCATCTGGTCTAAGCCCTGCACAAGCAGGTTTGCTACTGAAGAACGGGTGTTACGGTCTAATTCGTTTAGGGGAACAATGACATCGCCATTCGCCAATTGACGGACTTCACGCATTTGGTTGAGAATTGGACCTTGTGCATCAAGTCGTTCTTTATATAGAGCAACAATTTCTTCAACAGATTTCATTTACAACCTTTAGTTGGACTTAGACAATTCAACAATAACACAGACTAACGATTTAAAAGCCAAGATGGTCGCCACTGACGGGGAGGAGCCTTTGCTTGTGTGAGGTTCGGCAGGTTCAATAATGCCATCCATAACGCCATAACGATGTCTGTACCGTTCTTTTTGTCACGGGTCCACTTTGTTAGTTCATCCATAGCAGCAAGAGTTTTCCAGTTGCCCTTCATAGAAGGAAGACGTAAAGCACCAGACCTGATAACAGGGGGCAGCAAAGCCTCCACACCCAATGTTTCATCTAGTTTATTTCGGCTGGTGGTATGGGGAATGACGTTGACACGGTGCAATTGTTGCCATCTACGGACAAAATCGTGTGCCAAAAGGAACCGTTGAGCAGCGTTGATTTCTACAACCCAATGGGAAATGGGGTAGCCCATATCGTATGAACGGTTTTGTAGGTCATCCATCAAACCACTATAGGTAGAGGTGGCTGTGTCGTATCCAAGCACTTCTTCGGCTGTCAGTTTGACTCGTTCAATATCTACAACGTGGTACAGATTGGTGTTTGGCTGGTAAATAATCCATACGAACGCCCAGAACATAGTGGGGGATGGGTCTACAGCCACGATAGATACCCATGGGTGCGCTAACCCCTCTGGAATGTAGCCAGGTTGACGGTCATTATCTATACAACCCATATAGTCCACCCCATCCAAACCTTTACCCCCAGTAATCCACGTTCTGTCCACAAGCCTGGAATCCAAATCCAAGTCTTCTTGTTGATAAACAACTTTGAATACGTCTGGTTTGTTGTATCGGATAAACGATAGGTCTTTCCACGGTAAACGCTTCGGGTCTAAAAGGGGACCATCAGGATAAGGCAAGGATTTGAACGAACGAGATTCTTTACCTGTGTCTAGTTCTTCATAGTACGCCCTATAAATAATATGTCGGTACTTTTTCTGGCGTATAGGTTGCCCATTATCTACATCTTCAGGGGTTTCCACGTTAGAACCGTCATATGCCATATCTTCTTCAATGTCGTATGTTTCTTTGGCTAGGCAATGGGCGTATAAGTCGCCTGAACCTAGACGTTGCCCAATTACAGCCAGCAAACCACCTGGGTCGCAACGAGCCTCAGCCACCCCATCCCATCTTTCCAGCAGTTTGTCTCTGGCTACAGACTCACGAGCGTTATCAGGGGAAGACACGTCATCAAATAGGCACAGGTCGGCACGATGTCCAATGAATTCTGCTTCAATACCATAGGCACGAACTGTTGGTTCCTTGTTATCTAGCCCGTTGCCATCTAGTTGTTCAACAACGAATTCTTCTGCTCGCCACAAAGCACCTTTGTCTACAGGTTTGAACCTGCCGTAGTCAATCGTCAAGCACCCCTCTGCGTTTACAGCCAAACCTTTTTCTACCATCATCGGGTCTGGTTCTATAGCAGCAACACGTTCAAGTGTTTCACGGATACGGCGTGAGTACATCTTCGCCATATTCTGAGAAACAGACCCAATCATCACACGCACACGCCTATTACGCACAATCGCCCACACAGCAACATCGTGAAACAACGTGGACTTACCAGCACCAGGAGGAACATTCAAAACAACAAATTCCTTTTCCTCAGACTCCAACAATTCAATCAAAGTCAAAGCAGCCTCAACCTGCCACGGCGAAGGAACACGCCCCAAATAATGCTTACGGAAAAAATCAAAATCTTCCAAACCCCTCAAAGCATTTTCACACAACTGGTCGTGAGGAATAGCAGAAGGCAAATCAATAGCATCCATAAAGTTATGATGCGCAACAGACTGCCTACCACCAGAACCAGCCCCAGAAGAAGCCCTATGGGTAGCCTCCTTACGGGAAGCCTCCAACTCCTTAGCCTTCTTCACCCACCTAGAACCAGTGTTGTAATGAACCCCTGTTTCGGCACAGGCATCTTTAATGTTTCTTCCAGAAGCAATCAACGCAAAAAACTTTGCTTTGTCTTGTAATGGAACTGCTCGTTTAGTTCCCATTAGTAGTTTTTATTTTACCACTTAACTTTGTTAGCCCAATACGCAGCAGACATTTTACCTTTAGCAATATTGGATGCGTGACGGGCTTTGAACGCTTTGTTACGGGCAGACCCGTCAGGAGAACCCTGAACACCCTGTTGACCAAAACGAATCAGTTTTACCTTGTCACCATCTTTCGCTAGAACAGCGTGAGATTTAGATGCGTTAGGGGTTTTCTTTGGTTTGTTGTATCCAGCGAACTTTTCGCCACGATATTCAATAGCCATTACTTCTTCTTTTTAGGAGCCATTTTCATTTTTTTGCCTGACTTCTTAGCAGCCGTTTTAGCGTCTTTCATTCCAGCATCGGTGTATGGGAATTTCTTTTTTCCTACTTGTGGCATTATTTCTTTCCTTTGTTTCGGGATGCAGCCATATTATCAACAAGATTCGGGTAAGGGCGACCAGCCTTCTTAGCACGAGCCTTCGCATCAGATTTCTGTGCAGAAGTCAACGGAGTTGATTTCTTCTTCGGATTTGGTTTATCCCAAACAGCCTTCTTCATCATTACTTCTTATTCATCTTTTTTTGTTTAGAAGAACCAGACGATTTATCCGTAGGTTTCAAAATTCCCTTAGATGGTGGTTTAGGCGCAGTAGTTGTAGGTGCAGGTTTAGGCGCAGACTTAGGCATAGGCGAAGGCTTAGGCATCGTATTAGGCGACTTAGGTTTATACGGAGAATTCTTTTTCCACGGCGTACCAGGAGGAACATTCCAATTAGGAACATACGGTTTAGGAGGAGTAGTTCTATGAAAATAAGAGTTACCACTAGCATCAACACGGTCAACAGGTTTAGGTTTGCTTTTGTTTGCCCCACCTGGAATGGGTTGTTTACTAGAAGGATTTTTCTTTGCAGCCATATTGTTATCATAACAGACAACGTGTATAGTTGTAGACACAACACAGCAAGACCTACATTGTCGGGAGACAACAAGGCACCCACGGCTGTATACCGCTTGCATGGTACGGGGCAATGAACACCAGGGAACTGGGGTAGATGAACCCTGCAATCAAGTACATCTGGAAAAGATGGTTGTACCCCTATTGTGTAAGAGGTTCAAGCAGCGTAATGAACGTCATCTCATTGAACACTTCGGGTGTCGGCTAAAACAAATTGGCTACGGCGACCCTGGTATCAGTTTGATACCTAAACTGTGGGGGGAAGCCACTAGACATCTAGCGTTCAAGATTAGGTTCCACCTTCGGTGGCTAACGCCCCTCGCTACGCATCGGGTTGTTGGCAGAGATAGCAAGACAGTATGACATCACGACATCAAGATTGCTGATTTCTTTTTTTCTTTTTTTTCTTTGCCAAACAAATAC